ATATCATATCGGATCTATAAGAGAAAATCAGATCAAAGTTGACGTAGTAACTCAAGGCACAATTAAACCTAAGTTGGAAATCTAATGGCTATTAGTAGACATTTTTCAAATACACATCTAGCCGAATCGGTTGATATATCTGAAGGAAGGGTACTTAAAACTGATTTCATTCACAAGTTTGGGCGTAATCCAAGTGTAGGTGGTGCTCCTGAAACCATATGGCAATATGGTGGTATTTATAACTACCTTTCTTCGGCATCAACTGTTTTTGTTTCAAGTAATGATGCAGATGATAACCCAACTGGAAACGGAGCGCGAACAGTAACAATTCAAGGATTAGATGCAAATTACAATCAGATTGAAGCAACTCAGCCAGTTAACAATCTTGTAGGTACTACTGAATTTCTAAGAGTATTTCGTGCCTTTGTTGCTACTGCTGGTTCAACTGGAACAAATGAAGGTAGTGTAATAATATCAACAGCATCCAGCGGCGGTGGCACAGTCTTAGCTGATATCGGTACAATTGGAATCGGTACAACTTACGGTCTAGGACAAACGCAACTTGCGCTTTATACTGTTCCCCTTCACTGCACTGGATATTTAACTAAATGGAATATTGGTGTTGGTTCCTATAATGATACGGTGACTGCAACATTGTATACAAGAGAAATTGCAAATGTGGTAGGAGCATTTAGAACTAGAGATATTATGGATGTTCCTGGTGGTTTTCATACTCGCGATTATCAAATTCCAATTAAGCTTCCGGCAAAAACAGATATTGAAATAAGAGCAATCGCTTCGACTGGTAGCATTGTTTCATCATCGTTTGACATAACATTGGTAAGAAACAGATGAACTTTAAAAATTTCATATCAGAACGAGTAAAGCTCAAGTTAATTCGTGGTAGAAATATGGATGTTTTAAAGATGTGGAACAAAGGTGACAGCAAATGGGTAGAACTAAGAGGTAAATCGGGGTTTGAGACAAAATATGATTCTAAAGATCCATTGCACAAAGCAATTACAGCATTAGGTAAATCGACAAATATATCTGACTTTGTGAACGGTGATGAAGTAAGTATAAATCCTAATCACCCAGATGGAAAAAAAGCATTGGCAACAATAAAGAAGTTGATGAAATGATAAGTTTTAAAGAATCTATAACTGAACAAAAGAACACTCACATGACTCATATTGAGGACAAGGTTCTCTATGGTGGTGTGAAAGGAACTCGCGAAGCAATACTTGCTTTACGTTCATTGAGAGATACACTAGGAGGTGTACATGATGGAACTGTTTCTGTTAAGTGGGACGGTGCACCTGCTATCTTCGCTGGTACTGATCCTCGTGATGGTAAATTTTTCGTTGCAAAAAAAGGTATTTTTAACAAATCTCCCAAAGTCTACAAGACACCAGCAGATGTTGATGCTGATACTTCTGGGGATTTGGCTGATAAGCTTAAGCTCGCACTTAAACACTTACCAGAACTTGATATAAAAGGAGTTATTCAAGGTGACTTTTTGTTTAGTTCTTCAGACATTGAAACAAAAAAAATCAAAGGTAAATCATATGTTACCTTTCATCCCAACACAATTGTTTATGCAGTTCCTGACGGAAGTGAAGCATCGAAAACAATTAAATCGGCGAAACTGGGGATTGTCTGGCACACAGCATATACTGGACCGACATTTGAAACAATGAAGGCAAATTATACATACGATTTTTCTAAACTTAAAAAATCTAAAAATGTATGGTCACAAGATGCTATGCTTCGTGATATGACTCAGTTCACAATGTCCAAAGAAGACACCGATGAAGTGAATGAATATCTATCACAAGCAGGTTTTCTTTTTAATCAAATTGCTAGTTCCACTTTAAATCAATTAGAAAAAAATCAAATACTAGCACAAATGATTGAAACCCACAGTAATAGTTATGTAAGAGTTGGTGCAATCCCACCAGATCCAGCAAAAAGAGTAGATGCTCTTATTCAATTTATTAAACAAAAATTTCAAAAAGAAATTAATAGTAGATCTACTGAAAAAGGTAAATCAGCTCAAAAAGAAAAATTAAATTTAATATTAACATTTTTTTCGCAAAATAATAAACAATCTTTAATTAAAATGTTTGAATTACAAAGAGTTATTGTTTTGGCAAAACTTAAACTTATAAATATATTAAACAGGCTGAATGCCACTAAGACTTTCCTCAAAACAAGTAGAGGGTATAGGATTACTGGCCAAGAAGGTTATGTCGCAATTGATAAGCTTGGTGGTGATGCGGTTAAAATTGTTGATCGAATGGAATTTTCATTTGCCAACTTTAGCCCAAGTGTATTAAAAGGATGGGATAAACCAGGGAGAAACTAATGGCGGATCTAGTTCGCTTTAAAGACATATTTAATAATCCGGATGCTCTTTCATTCAAAGACATGTATACCGTAGAGTACCTTCCAGGTGAAGATGAACTCGTAAATTATCGCGCCTATCGCCGTAAAAGAACTATTGGCGTAGGTGAAGGTGGGCCTGTTGGCGAATCATATGAATTAGATGAAAAGAAGTTGATGTGCGAAAAATGTGGTATGATGCATGAAGATGGCGAATGTGAAATGGATGATGACGATGATGATGTAGATGAGGCGCTTACTACAACACAAAGTTTGAAAAAAGCAAGAGACTTTAAAAAATCAGCACCAAGAAGAAAACTCGGTCGTGAACGTGCAAAACGTAAAATGGCAGATATTAAAAAATTAACAAAACGTGCAAATAAACAAGCTCGTAATGCTTACTTCCTTATACTTTCAAAAGGTGTACCTAGAAGCAAAATGACATTTGCTCAAAGGGCTGTGATAGACAAAAGAATGGAAACTCCTGCAGCAAAAACAAAGATCAAACGCAATGCTCGTAAAATGTTCCCTCAAATTCGTAAAGCAGAAGTGGAAAGAAAGAAGGGATGATTAATTCATTTAAGAATTATTTGGTTGAGGAAGAAAAGACACTATACTTTGTATGGGGTCGTATGAATCCTCCGACTGCTGGTCATGAAAAACTGCTTGACTTTCTCAAGTCAAAAGCAGGTAGTAATCCTTTTCGTGTTTATTTAACTCATACTGAAGATAATAAAAAGAATCCTATTCCCTATGTGCAAAAGGTCAAGTTTGCTCGTAAAGGTTTTCCTCAATATGCTCGTCAGATTATGATGGATAAAAAATTAAAAAATTTATTTGATGCTGTCACTTCTTTCTATAATGAAGGATTTAAAAGAATAGTAATAGTCGCTGGTTCAGATCGTATTCGTGAATACGAAATTCTTTTAAACAAATATAATGGCGTTAAAGGCAAACATGGGTTTTATAATTTTGAACGTATCAGTGTATTAAGTGCTGGTGATAGAGATCCTGAATCTACTGGTGTAGAAGGTGTATCTGGTACGAAATTAAGAGGTTATGCAGAGTCTGGTGATTTTACAAAGTTTGCTCAATACATGCCTAAGAAACTTTCTAATGCAGATGCAAAGGCTGTATATAATGCGGTGCGTCAAGGTCTAGGATTAAAAGAACAAAAAGAATTTAAAAATCATATACAATTAGAATCTGTTTCTCAACTAAGAGAATCATATGTTGATGGAAGGTTGTTTGAAGTTGGTGATACAGTCGTAGTAAAAGAATCGGGTGAAGTTGCAACTGTTAAACACCTTGGTTCAAATTATGTTATTGTTGAAAACACTGGTACTCAATATCGTAAATGGTTAGATGCTGTTGAAAGAGTAGATGAACCAAAGGTTGAATACGAAATCTTTGAATCAACATTAATTGAAGTAAGTCAAGATCCACACATTAAAGATAAAAAAGGTACTCAACCTGCAAAATATTATGCCGGAATTAAGTCTAAGTCGACAAAATCGGCAAGAGACGCACATTTCAAAAGGGGTGCTGAAAAATCAGATGACGACCCAAGTGCTTACAAACCTGCACCAGGAGATGCAACCGTTAAGACAAAACCTAGTAAACATACTAAACGATTTAAGCAAATGTTCGGTGAGCAAGATGCCGTTGACATGGCAAAGAAAAGAATCGAAAGAGAAAAAGAAGTTTATAAAAAAAACCACGATCGTGAACTTGATGTTGCTCGCCTAAAAGATACTCTTAAAAAGAATAGGGAAACTTCATGATAAAATTTAAATCGTATGTTGATGTTGATTTATTAGAAGGTATTAATGATCCAGGTATCTTTAAGGCAGTTTTTCTTGCTGGTGGTCCAGGATCTGGTAAATCTTTTATGGTTGGTAAAACTGCATTGACTGCTCTTGGTTTGAAATTAATCAATAGTGATCCAACGTTTGAAGCACAATTGAAAAAAATTGGATTGCAACCAACGCCAGAAGATATTTTTACTCCTAAAGGTCAAGCAGCACGAGACAAAGCAAAAAGTCTTACCAAGCGCAGAAGTGCCAACTACATAGACGGCAGACTGGGACTTGTGGTTGATGGTACAGGTAAAGACTATAATAAGATTGAGAAACAAGCAAAAGGACTTAAAACACTAGGATATGAAGTGGCAATGATCTTTGTTAATACTAATTTGAAAACTGCAATTTCTCGTGATGCTGCACGTAAAAGAACACTTGGTGAAAAAGAAGTCACAAAAATGTGGCAAGAAGTTCAAGACAACATTGGTGAATTTCAGTCCTTTTTTGGTAACAATATGATTATTGTTGATAACTCTGAAGGTGCGAATTGGCAAAAAGGTTCTACAGATGCATATAAAAAGATGTCTAAATGGGTATCCCAACCACCATCTTCTGGAATTGCAAAAAAATGGATTGCATCCGTAAAATCGCAGCGTGGGATTTCTGAATCTGTTGAACTAGAAGAAGCAAGAGCAAAGAAAGCGGTTGCTGGTAGTAAGGTTCAGAAACTTGTTACTGGTTTTGATATGTCTTATAAAGGTAAGAAATATGATGAGATTGATTTTGAGTTGGTAAGTATAGATAATTCAAGTAAGATTGTCACATTTAAAATTTTACATCCAAAAGAACACATTGGTAATGAAGTAAAGATTCCATTTAAAAGCTTGCGTTTAGGAAAGTTTATGGCAACAGATACATCCAAAATCAATAAAGAAGGACTTGAAGAGGATGCTACTGCTGGTTTAAAAGCAAAAGCAGAGAAATCGGGTATGCCATTAGGTATTCTTAAACAAGTTTATAACCGTGGAGTAGCCGCATGGCGTACTGGTCATAGACCAGGCACAACACCTCAACAATGGGGAATGGCTAGAGTAAATTCATTTGTAACGAAATCATCAGGAACATGGGGTAAGGCTGACAAAGATCTTGCTTCAAAGGTAAGAGGTTAACATGCCATTAAAAGTATCAGACGGAATCGGATCGTGGATTAAAGACTTTAAAAAGTCTGATGCTCCACAATTTAAAGGTAAAGACGTTGACGAACGCCGTGATATGGCGATCGCTGCTTATCTTTCTGCTAAACGTGGTGATCAGAATGAAGACGTAAGATCTACAGAAGTGGAAAGAGTTGTTCATAAAGAAGGTAAAATGAAAAACATTGCCTCTAAAATTGATGATATTGCTGCATCAATGAAAAAAGACAAAATGTTAAAACCATTTGTTGGCAAGTTTGTTAGTTTAGCAAAGAAAACTCTAAACATTAAAAAATCACTAGAAACTATTTTACCTGATTATGTGTCTGGTGCAAAAATTAATAGTTTAGTTAGTGAAGGTAAAGCTGAAGATCGTGCTGAACTAAAAAAGGCAATGGCGGCTTTTTTAGCAAAAGGTGGTAAGATTAAAAGACTTCCTCCTGGTAAGGCACAGGGTTATCATGGTAAAGATGATCCTGGTAAAGATATGTATGGTATGATGGATAAACCTGATACAAGAGCAATTGGTACTCGTAAAAAAGTGAAATCAATGGAAAACGTTGATGAAATGAAAAGAGATGTTTATTCTGATAGACCAGATTCTTTAAAATCTCTTCGGGTAATGCATCCAAAACCTGCAAGTGCAAGTGAAAAACCCCCATTTGAGGGACCATATAGAAAAGTAGGTAAAGTAAAAAAAGATGAATTTGGAAATGTTGTAAAGAATAGAGCTAAACATCTTGCTCGTATGGCAGCTAGAAATAATAAAGATGATGTTTCAGAACTTGTTATGAAAACTGATCCTAAAATTCCTAATCTAAAAACACCAAGCGATCCAAAATATACACACCAACAAACTCTTTCTAGCTATCAGAGATATAAGCAAGCAAAAAAGTCTGGTGAAATTAGAAAAAAACAACAAGTTAAGGAAGAAACAAACTTTCAAGTCAATATTGAAGGTCTTCCAATGATGTTCATGTCTGGTATGGGTCAAGGCGAAATCATGCAAAAACTTCGTAAGATTGTTAAGCAACCTTCGATGATTCAATCTGTCAAACGTGTTACTGATGCTGACGTAAAGAAAACATTTCGTCTTAAAGCACAAGGTCGTGATGATGAAGAAGAACAAATGGATGAAGCAAAACTTGATGAACTTTCACCAGCAACAATGAATCGTTATAAGACAGCTGCTGCTGATGATCTTCATAAATCCTTTAATAAGGGCATTAGTGTTATATCCAAACCAAAAACTAAAAAAGATAGAGCAACACTTGATAAAAGAATGGATAAGAGAAAAGCAGGTCTTAATAGAGCAGCTCGTATCACAGGAACGCATGGTCAGCAGGACGAAAAGTAATGAAAACATTTAAAGAAATAAAGAAAAAACAGTATGACTATGGAACACCAGAAGCAACTTCTCATGCTAAGAAAATGACTCCTGGTCAAACAAATGAAGGTACTTGGGCAATCCCAAAAACACCAAAAGAAAAGGAAGCACTCAAAAAACTTATGAGTAATCCTATTAAACTTGGTAAAGAAGGTGACGAAGCAGCAAGTAAAATCTATTCTCTTATTGGAGATGATGAACTATTTGATGATTTGTATGTTGCTGGTAAAAAGAATCCAAATGGTGATGCTCGTCCAGTAATCAAAAAACACATGAAGAGACTTCGTATTAGTGAGGCCAAAGATCCTGGTGAATACGACAATGAAGGTGAAATGGCCAAGACTAAACTTCGTGGAGTCGTAGCAGATGCATCTCATATGATTAAGATGTTTAAGGATGAAGAAAATCTACCAGAATGGGTACAAGATAAAATTACTAAAGCAGCAGACTATTTACAATCTGCTCATGGATATTTAATGAATAAAGGTGAAGGTGCACCTGTTGGCGAATCATATGAATTAGATGAAATGCGTCAATCATACGCAGTTGTTGATACTGCTGACGGTAACAAAGTTGTTGGAACTGCATCTGATGAAAGGGGTGCAAAGTCAATCATCACAAGTGCAGAACTTCCACCTATGAAAATCAAAGACAAAAAGACTTTGAAGATTGTTAAGGTTAAAAAGAAACAAATGATTGGACAACCAATTAAAGAAGAGGAAGATCCTCGTCTTGCTCGTGCTGGTGTATCTGGTTTTAATAAACCTAAAAGAACATCTAGTCATCCTAAGAAAAGTCACATAGTTGTCGCGAAAGATGGTGATAAAGTAAAGACTATTCGTTTTGGTGAACAAGGTGCTGAAACTGCCGGTGATCCCAAAAAAGGTGAGTCAGATAGAATGAAAAAGAAACGTGCATCATTTAAAGCACGTCATGGTAAAAATATTGCCAAAGGTAAGATGAGTGCAGCTTATTGGGCAGACAAAGAAAAATGGTAATATAAATACCTAAGATAATAATAAGAATAAACAGGATTAATTAAATGTCATCAGACACAACACACGATAGATTAGGTCGCATTGAAGTTAAGTTAGATAAACTTGCTGATGCAATGGTGTCACTAGCTCGTGCTGAAGAAAAGATTGCCGCCATGCAAGAAAATCAAAATAATCATTTTGAGAGGTTGAATCGTTTCTCTCAGAAACTTGATGAGATTGAATCGAAGGTGGCAGATAATAATCGTACTGTACAATTAATTCATAAACTTTTTTGGGTAGTTGTCATTGCAGCTGCCGGTGCAATAGCAACTAACATGTGGATGTAGAGGAAAAAATGGATCCAGTAAATAAATCAGAACTTAAAAAGAAGTTCGCAGATAGAAACGATAAAGATATCGATAATGATGGCGATGTGGATTCTTCAGATGAGTATCTACATAAACGCCGTAAAGCCATTTCCAAAAACGTAAAAGGAAATAAAGGCGAAACAGCAACTATGAATCCTAAATTGGATAATGGAAAAGGAAAAGGTG